TAGAAAAAAGGTAGGCGTTCTCCTCCAATGGCAGTTCAAAAAAATTTCGTCATACGCAATGGATTAGAGGTCAACAACAATCTACTTGTTGCTGATAGTGCAACAGATTACGTTGGTATTGGTACATCAAATCCGAAATACACCCTTGAAGTCATTGGTGGAATCGGTGTTACGTATGCGAATATTCTTGGCATCTCTACAGTAGGTCAAGAGTTTAATGTAGGAACTGGTGGTACTGTAATCACCTCATTAGACACTGGACTGACTGGTTTTGGTACAGTAACGCCAGCATATATTGTTGATATACGATCTCCAGTCTCAACAGGACAAACCGCACTCTACGTTCAAGGTGATGTAAGAGTTACTGGTGATTTATACGCAGATGATATTGCACTAGACCAAGCAACTTTTAATAATCTAGAAGTTTCTGGTGTTGGCACAATTAGAACTGCTTCTATTGATCTTGGATATGTAAAAACTGGTATTGTAACTAACTTAAGCACCAGTGGCATTGGTACAATCAATACTGCTTCTATTGATCTTGGATATGTAAAGACTGGCATTGTAACCAATCTAATCACGAGTGGGATTGGTTCTATTACAATCGCAGCAATCCGTGATGGATATATCAATACTGGTATTGTAACCAACTTAGTAACTACTGGTATTGCTTCTATTGCCGTTGGAGTTGTTACTAATGCATATGTAACGACTGGTATTGTAACCAACCTAGTAACAACTGGCATTGCATCGGTTAATACTGGAGTTCTGACAAGTGCATATGTAACAACAGGTATTGTTACTACACTTACTGGTACTACACTAAACTACAGTGGCATTGGTACGATTGTTGATTTCTATGCAACTGATGTAACTGTATCTGGATTTACCACAACTGGTTCTTTAGCAGTCTCTAGTGGATTTGATGTTTATGCAGCAGATTCAACTTTCCACGGTAGCGTAACGATTGATGGAAACCTATCAATCGGCGGTACTACTGCAGTTATTAATGCTGTACAAGTAAGAGTAGAAGATAAAGATATTATTCTTGGTTTTACAACCGCAATAACACCATCCGATGATACTGCAAATCACGGTGGTGTTGCGATTGCATCTACAGAAGGAACTCCATTAGTTTCTGTTGCGGTTGCTGGTATTAATACTCTACCAGACACCTACAAGCAGATTATGTGGGTAAAGCGCAATACAATGGGCGCTGGAACTACGGATGCTTTCTTATTCAACTATGCAGTAGGTGTTGGAAGTACTCAAGTACCTAATGGCGTAAGATTTGCTGTTGGTGGCATTCAGTTTACTGATACTACAATCAACACCACAAATCTAAATGCAACTGGTGTTACTACTTCAAACTCATATAATATTGGTGGTACTCAAGTTATTAGTTCTGGTAGAGAACTTCAGAACATTGCTTCACTTGATGCAACTACAACTGCAACGATTGAAGCAGCAATTGCGAATGCACCAAACACATTTACTGATATAACAGTCAGTGGTCTTTCAACATTTGTAGGTGTTTCAACATTTAATAGTGGTGTTTATGTTTCTGGTATTGCTACTTTCCAAAATAATGTAAGTCTTGCTGATAATGCAAATCTATACATTGGTACTGGAAATGATTTAAGAATCTTCCATAATGGATCCAATAGTTTTATCCAAGATAATGGAACTGGAAATCTTTTCATTGATGCATCTAGTACTTATTATAGAGCAACTTCACATTTAATTCAGAATGCTAGTTCATCAGAAACTCTTGCAACCTTTACTGAAAACGGTTCAGTAGCACTTTACTTTGATAATGTAAAGGAATTTGAAACCACAGGATATGGTGCAACTGTCTTTGGAACTTTACAAACACAGCAACTAAATGTTTCTGGTGTTTCTACAATAAGCACTACAAATATTAGCGGAGACTTAACATTTACTGGTAATAATGATCTTTACTTAAAAGATAGTGGGGTTATTAATTTTGGAGATAGTAATGATCTACAAATTTACCATAATGGTGTATTAAGTGTAATTAGAGAAGGTGGAACCGGCGGATTATTAATTGATTCTAATAATGAAATTAAACTTGGTAAGAATGGAGCAGGAAATGATACTCTTGCAATATTTACACCTGATGGTTCAGTAGAACTCTATTATGACAACGTAAAGGAATTTGAAACCACAGGATATGGTGCTACTGTTTATGGAACTTTACAAACACAGCAACTAAATGTTTCTGGTCTATCAACCGTTGCAAACTTTAGGATCACACCAATTGGTTCTGGCGCAACAGTTGGTAATTCTGGTATTGTTACATACTATGGTGATGGTTCTCAACTCTCTAATATCATTTCTGGTGTTGGAATTCAATCTGCAGGAACTTTAGTTGGCACTGGATTTACCACACTCAACTTCATTGGTCTTGGCAATACCTTTGCTGTTAATGGAACTACTATTGACATTAGTATTTCTGGTGGAGCAGGTGCTGGTGGTACTTGGACAACATATAATGCTGGTATTGCAACCAGTAAGTCTGTTGGTGTTCATACTTCAACGATTGATAATGCAAATCTCACTGGTGTTGGCAATTCATTCCAAGGACTTTATGTTGCTAATGGTATGATTATCGTTGATAATCAACTCAATGGAGACCATTACATTGGTACTTCATACAATGGACTGATGGCAGGTCCTGTCACCATCAACGGAACACTGACCGTTGATGGAAACTATGTTGTTGTTTAATAAATAGTAAAAAATAGGGGATAGTGAACCTATGACCGTCATAAGACCAAATAGTATCGCTGGTATTACTTCCATTACTGCACAGGGAGAGAATATTAGTTTTTACAGCTCTGATGGAGTAAATATTAGTCAATTTAATGCTAATATTAATGCAACAAGTGGCGTAAGCACTATCGCAAATTTAACGGTAGGTTTTATCACTGCTACTACTGCTTCAATTAGTGGTAATGTAAATGTTGGTGGAAACGTAAGTATCGCAGGAACCCTTACATACGAAGACGTAACGAATGTAGACTCTATTGGTCTCGTTACTGCAAGAAGTGGAGTTATTATCAATTCTGGAGGACTTCGGGTAACCGGAGTAACAACTGTTTCTACCGGTTCAACAAGTGCTCCTTCAATCAGTCCAAGTGGAGACAATAATACTGGAGTATTCTTCCCAAGTGCAGATACTATTGCGTTTGCTGAAGGTGGTGTAGAGTCCGCAAGGTTTGATAGTTCCGGAAGATTGGGTATTGGAACAAATTTGCCTGTCGGACAACTTGAAGTTTTTGCGGGATTACCTGGACTAAGAGATTTGTCAAATGCACTTAGAGTTTCCACTAACGCATCTGGGACCGAAGTTGGGAGAGGAACCGGTATCACATTTGCACAGAGATGGTTTTCAGGTTCTTCAGATGTAGTTAGAGTTGGTGCAATTTTTGGAGAAAAGTCAACAGGATCTGGAAGTTTTGGAGGAGGACTATCTCTTTACTATCAACCAGCTGGTGATGTAGATTTATCTCGTGGTCTTACATTAACCCATCAAGGTCGTATAGGAGTTGGCACTTCATCTCCGCTAGAAGAGTTACACGTCATAGGAGATATTATTGCAACAGGAGATATCACTGCATTCTATTCATCAGACATCAGATTAAAGAAAGATATTGAACCAATCTCAGAACCCATCAAAAAACTGATGGAGATTTCTGGTGTTACTTATAAGTGGAATGAAGAATATCTGAAAGATAAAGAGGTTGATGGATACTTTGTAAGAGAAACTGAAGTTGGTGTGATTGCTCAAGAAGTAGAGAAAGTTCTTCCCGAAGTTGTTGCAACTCGTGAGAATGGTTATAAGGCAGTTAGATATGAGAAACTGGTTGCACTTCTGATTGAGGCAGTGAAGGATCAACAAAAACAAATCGATGAACTGAAAGCAAGATTAGAGGAGAATTGATATGCCAACACCTTCAGGTCAGATTGCATTTTCTCAAGTAAACCTTGAGTTAGGAGTTTCTCCAACATCAACACAAGCAAATATGGGTTCTGCACCTTTTAGAGGTCTTGCAGGTGTTCCTTCTGGTCAGATTTCGATGAGTAATCTGCGGAATAAGAGTTCTTTTAGTGCAACTGGTGGAACGACATTTACTCCGGGAAATGGATATAAATATCACATATTTACTGGTCCGGGAACATTTTCAATTAATGGTGGACCCAAAACATTTAATTATTTTGTTGTAGGTGGTGGAGGTGGTGGTTCAAATGGTGGTGCTGGTGCGGGAGGCGCTTTAAGTGGTAGTTTTCCTGCATCGGGACCAGCATCATATCCAATTACTGTAGGGACTGGAGGTAATGTTGGTTCTGCTGGAGGCGTTGGTACTGACGGAGGAAACACAAGTGCTTTTAGTGTAACTGCATACGGAGGAACAAGAGCTGGTCCGGGTGGAGGGGGAGGACTTAGTAATGGTCTCGCATCTGGTTCGGGTGGAGGTAACAGTTCAAGTCCCCAGGGGGGAGGTGCAGGAGGACCTCAAGGTTTTCCAGGATCTCCAAACATTGCAGGAGATATTACTTCTGGTGGCGGTGGTGGTGCAGGTGGCGCCGGTGGCCCAGGAGGAAATGCTGTCGGTGGTCTTGGAGTTGTTGCATTTAGCGGTGATACTGGAATTCCTGCTTCATATGGACAACCTGGACCTAGTGCAGGAAGATGGTTTGCTTATGGTGGGTTTGGTGGAGGACCTGGAGGAAGGGCAGGATTAAATCCTTCTCAGGGTTCAGGTGGAAGTGGAGGTAATAGTACTGGTGCATCATTCCAATCTGCAGGAATACCCGGAATTGTAATTGTTCGTTATCTTGTATAAAACCACTTCATAAACTGGCACACACGACCCCTGAATGACCTTTGGGGGTCTTATAGTACACAATAAGTTGTAATCAGATATCTAATCTAAATAAATCAAAAACACTATGGCACACTACGCAGAACTGAATGAAAACAACGAAGTAATCTACGTTATCTACATGGATAACGAGATTATTACTGATGAGAATGGTAACGAAGTTGAAGAACTTGGTATTCAACATCTTCATACTCATCATGGTGCAGACCGCAAATGGGTAAGAACTTCTTATAGAGGAAACTTCCGTAATAAGTATGCTGGAGTTGGTGATACTTATAGAGAAGATCTTGATATGTTCATCTCTCCTCAACCTTATCCATCTTGGTCTCTAAATGAAACTAGTGGTCAGTGGGAAGCACCAATTCCTGCTCCAGAGTTAACTGAAGAACAAATCGATAGTGAAACTCATTTCTATTCTTATACTTGGAATGAAGAAACTCAAAGTTGGGATTTGATTTGTCAAACAATAAAACCATTAATTGAATAATATTTAATTGACCTTACTTAAATTCCGATATATAATTACTCTGAACATATTATCTTCTTATGGCATTTTTAACCTGTTGGCATATGACTGATTTGCCAACCGAAATTGTAGAAATTGTAGAGAAAGACCTACAAAAGTTTGATGAATCAGCACAAGATTCTCAACTTATGGGACAGCAAGTAGATAAGATTATTCGTAATAGCAAGAACGCTTGGATTCCAACATCACATTGGGTTGGTGGTTGGTTGTGGTATTATATTGATAAAGTTAATCGTGAAAATTTCTGTTATGATATTACAGAAATTGATGGTGGAAATATTCAATATACTCAATATGGTGAAGGACAGTTTTATAATTGGCACCAAGACGCAGATATTGATACATTCCATAAACCTCAATTAATTCCTAGTTCTGGAACGAATATGAGAGAAGACCAAACAATTCTTCAAGGAGAATATGTGAGGAAACTTTCTTTTGCACTTCAACTTTCAGATCCTACTGATTATACTGGAGGAGAAGTTCAGTTTCTTGATAATAGTGGTAAGACATATTTTGCACCAAAACAACGTGGAACACTGATGATATTTGATTCTCGCGTAAAGCACCGAGTTCGTAAGGTTCGTTCTGGAACTCGCAAAAGTCTTGTTGGTTGGGTTGTTGGTCCAAGATGGAAATGAAAAAGTTTAAATCAACTGGTGGCGTTTATGAAGAGGGATACCAACGTTGTGCTATTCCGACCACCACAAATATGTCAAAGAATGAATCATTTGAGAAAAATGGTTATCTCTTCATTCCTGGTTTGATTGAAGACCCAGAGAATCTTTATTGTCCACCTCCTCTTGATGAGAATGGTAATAGATTTACTGGTCAATTAAACTATTATAGAAAAGATAAGTTCGCGTATTTTCCTGATGAAAATCAAGTAGCAGGATCTCTTGCACGATATAATATTCCAATGTATAAAGAACTTCATTATATCGTAAGAAAAAAGATTGAGGAAGTTTTAGGTATGGACCTTCTGCCAACTTATTTTTATGACAGATTCTACTATGTTGGACAACAACTCAAGAGACACAGTGACCGTCCTGCTTGTGAAGTCAGCGTAACTCTTCAGATTAGCACTAATTCTGATAATCCTTGGCCTATTTGGTTTGAACGTCCAGATGGAACAGAGAATTATGTTGTAATGAAAAATGGTGATGCTGCTGTGTATAAAGGATGTGAAAGAGAGCATTGGCGTGATCCTCTACAATCAAAGTATGGAAAAAGACAAAGATTATGGAGAACAATTAAAAGATTAGAAGATGACACGTACCACCATCAAATCTTTTTGCACTATGTAAATAGTCAAGGACCTTACGTTCATTGCGCTAATGATGCTGTTAGATAAATAACTAAAAGATCATCAGCATAAAAGACTGTTTATAAATAGTTAAAAGTAGGGGGAGAGTGAACCCGACATGGCTGCAGAAATTAGAGTAGATACTATTACATCTAGGAGTGGTATTAACACTCTCAGCTTTACTGGAGACGGTTTTTCTTTCCTTACTAGTGTTGGTATTGGTACTACCATCACTACAAATCCTGTAGGTGCATCAAATACATCTAAACTTGCAGTTGGTATTGTTACTGCAAACTATTATTATGGTGACGGATCAAATCTAACTGGCATAACTGCTGGTGCTACTTTAAGTGCCGCATCAGGATCACAAAGACTTGTTGTTACCAGTCTAACTTCTGGTACAATGACATCAGCAGCAACTGATGGCGATTTAACTTATGATGCTTCTACAGATACATTAAATGCATCAAAAGCAAATTTTACAAGCAGTGTTACAATTGGAACTGGAAGCACAATATATTTTGCAGATAATGCAAAAGCAATCTTCGGTGATGGGGAAGATGCAAAGTTATACCATGATGGAAGTAATACATATTTACAAAGTTTAACAGGATCTACTGTTGTAAATGTAGACACTCTAAGAATCAATAATTCTGCAAATACTGAGAATATAATAGAAGCAGATGCAAATGGTGCAGTAAAGTTATATTATGATAATTCAAAAAAACTTGAAACTATTTCAATAGGTGTTACTGTTTCTGGATCTTTAGTATCTGCTGCTGGAACATTGGGTTCTAATGGAAATGGAACCAGAACAGTATCCGTATCATCTCCAACAGGAGGTGTTGATGGAGACATCTGGTATCAATACTAATATATAAATATAAAAAAAGTAAAGAACTGTTATGTCTTGGATAACTCAAGGGGAAAATAGTTACTGGCTACCAGATGTTCTCCCAGATCTTAATGTAGAATATCAAGAATTACAAAAAGAAAAGGTATATTTACTTCCTGATAATAGTAAGAGAGTTCATCCCAGATGGATATATGAAAATGGAGCATATGTTGAAGATGACTATCTTTTTTATAATGAAGGATGGAAATTAATAACAAATTTTTTTGATAGACCAATTTCCGATTATGAGTTTCATTATATTGAAAATGATATAGAGGATTGGGAAGAATCCGAAGATGGAAAATCAGTTACTATAACTTGGAAAAAGTATACAGTAACTGAACCAGATCTTGGAGATGAAGATTATATTATTTTAAAGGAGATGCTCCTTTCAGAAGATTGGATTTTTGATGATACAAATATGACTGTCGAAAGGCAGTATAAAGTAACTAGATATACTGAAGAAGAATTAAATAATAAAAAATGGACTTCTCTTAGAGATAAAAGAAACGATCTTTTACAAAAAACTGACTGGATTGTTATTTACTCTTTAGAAAATAATGTAAATATATCTCAAGGGGTTACCAATTACAGACAGCAACTCAGAGATTTGCCAGAAACAATAACTGATATTTCAATTTATAAATTGACAGATATTATTGCTGGAGATGAAATATATCCACAAGAACCAGTTCAACCATTTTTTGAGTGATAGAACATGGCAACAGAAACATATGTAAAAAGCGGTGGAGTTTGGAGAGAATCTACTGCAATTGGTGCAAAAACATCAGGAACATGGAGAGATAGTCAAAATGTCTATGTGAAAGATGGTGGTGTATGGAGACTTGTATTTCAAAAAGTTACGTCACTATCTGCAACTGGAGGAACAGTTACAACACCAGGCGATGGATACAAATATCACACTTTTACTGGTCCAGGATCACTTGTAGTTGCGAGTGCTGGACCTGGAGCAATAGAGTATCTTGCTATTGGTGGTGGAGGTGGTGGCGGAAATGGTGGAGATAGTAGTGGTGGTGGAGGTGGTGCTGGTGGATTAGTTTATAACTCATCGTATACTGTTACAGCAACAACATATCCATTTGGTGTTGGTGGTGGGGGTGGTGCTGCAACAGCAGGATCACCAACAACTGCTTTTGGAATAACTGCTCTTGGCGGTGGTTTTGGTTCTAGCAGAACTGCTCCAGGAGGTCCGGGTGGATGTGGCGGTGGATCTGGAGCATATACGGGTGGACCGGGTAATGCTGGTCCGGGAATACAACCATCACAAAATCCAGGAGTTCCAAATTTAACTCAATATGGAAATCCGGGAATATTTTTCCCTAACCCTGGACCAACAGGAAACGCCGGTCCAGGGGGATCCGCAAATGCCCCAAATGATAGAAACATAAATGCAACATTTCCTAACAGTAGTACAATATTATCAGGTTCACCTATTGGACCACAAGCAATAGGTAGAGGCGGGCAACAGTGGATAGGACCAACTACATCTGCTTGGCCCGGAACTTCATATGGTTCTGGTGGAAATGGTTCTGCTGGTACTGGTGGAACTGGAATTAGTGGAGCAATTATTGTAAGATATCCAGTTTAATTAATGAAAATTTTTGATAATGTAATTTGCGAAGATAACTCAAAAAAACTTGAGGAATTGCTTCTAAGTCAAGACTTTCCTTGGTTTTTAATTCAAAAAAGTTCTGGTAAATCCAAAAGTGTAAATGGATTTACTGATACTGTTCAATTTGAACATCATTTTATAAGAGATAATCAAATTACCTCTCAAGCAATTCATCAAGTTATGGATTTGTTGAACTGGAGTAATGTGCTTGAGAATATTGAAGTATCTCCAAATATTTTTAGAATGAAAAGTAATTTATTACTCCAAACTCAAGATAAACCAAATACTCCACATATAGATTTGGATTATTCACATACCGTATTGCTATATTATGTCAACGATAGTGATGGACCAACAATTTTTTATGATAAGGAATTTAATGTCGTAAATAAAATATTCCCAAAGAGAGGAAGAATAGTTGTATTTGATGGACAAATATATCATTCGAGCACTCCACCACAAACTAATACACATCGTTGTGTAATTAATTTTAATTTGAAATCAGACAATTAAATTCTGGAAGGTAGAGATAATTAATTTCAGAGTTTCTAATTATATAAAGAGCATCATCAAGAGTTTCTGCAATACAATCCCCACCAAGATTTAGAGAAGTATTCAGAACAATAGGTATTCCTGTTTTTTTATAGAATGATTCTATTAAATCATAATAATTTTGATTTTGTTCCCTCTTAAGAGTTTGTACTCTGCAAGTTTTGTCTACATGGGTGATGGCAGGAACATTTTCTTGTAATACCTTTACAGCATACATCATAAAAGGACTTTCATCCAAGATTGACATATCAAACCAATCTTTTGCAAATTCATATAAAACTGTACCCGCAAAAGGTCTGAACCATTCTCTATTTTTTACTTTGTTTAAATAATCCCTACCATTTGAATCTCTAGGATCATATAAAATAGACCTATTTCCTAATGATCGAGGACCAGATTCAGACCTACCTTGAAAAAGTGCCACAACATTTTTATTTGCAATCAACTCTGCAACATCGTCACATGTTACATTTTCGAGAAATAATTCATCATTTAGTCTTTTTCTAAGATAATTCACGTCATACTTCTGATGTGGACCAAGATATAAACTTTTTTGAGGTCTAATAGTATTATCTTTATTCAAAGAATGCCACATTAGTTTTGCAGCACCTAAAGATGTTCCAGCATCACTTGATATTGGTTCAACATAAACATTAATATCTTTTGAAATATTATTAATGATGTGATAATTTGCAACACAGTTTAAAAAATATCCACCAGATAAACAAACGTTTTTGCAACCTGTTTTATTCACCATTTCTTCAATATATCTTGCGACTTTCTCTTGAGTTTCTTTTTGTAGTTTAAAAGCAAGATTTGCTCTGGTCTGAAACTCTTCAGTTTTTAAGTATGAATATTTTTCCGCGTTCAAATAGATATCAAATACATCTTTCCCAACTTTGAAAAGTTCGGTATTAATAAACTCATCTCTATAAATGTCAGGAATATTGGAGTCTTCTTCTCCATAGGATGACATGCCCATAACTTTTCCAGCATCAAGTCCATGATAACCAAAAAACTTTGCTACAGTGTTAAATACATATGCTTCACCTAGATGATTTGATACTGTTGTTTTATCATTTATTTTTATGCTTATTTCGTGCGGAAATATAACTCTATTCTCTACTAAATCAAATTTATCTGGATACTGTGCAAGAAAAACTGAATTGATTTCTCTACCATAACTATCTGCAGAAAATTTATTGTGGTTGATTGGATAATCAGACCCCACACCATCTTTTATAATACAGATTGCTTCACCAAACCCAGAATTATAAAAAGCACATGCAGCATGTAGTTGATGATGAAACATCCCCATGTCTGCAGTTATAACTTCTTTTTTAAGAAAAGATCTATGCTGGTTTCTTATAAATGTAGTATATAAATCACTTTCTGCATACACATCTGCTTTAACTGTTTTTGTTAATCCAGCAATTGCAATGTGATCCACACTATCAGTATAATTTTGTAGTTTTGATAGAGCACCAAATGCATACCAATCATATTTAATGTTACTCAACCTTTCATTTTCTAAATGAAAGACAATATCTCCATCTCGCAATAGAGAAACTGATGCATTATGTCCCCTATTTACTCCTACCGTATACATACTTTTTTATTAATTATCTGGATTATATAATAATTAAATTATTTTGTAAATAAAAGACACTTAAAAAACTGGCACACAGACCTTCCAGAAAACCACTGGGAGGTTTTATAGTAGGTGGAGACACACAAAACCGATGAGGTTCTCCACACTGGACAGATTGATTTTTGTCACATCCTTTATGATCCTGATGAACTGGGGTGTTAGAATCTGTAACGTAGCAATCAACGCAGTATTCTGATGCTTACATTATACACCAGCGGATACAATTACAGCAAGAGACGCTGCGAATCAATTGTAAACTGGTTTATTTCCAAACATCTTCCAAGACATCATCTTGAGATTGTTGTCAATCATCGTGGTATGTTACGCGATGGTGTTTATGGTTGGGTTGGAGTAACTGATTGTGATTATCGTCCAAGATCATTTGAGATTGAGATGCACAATCAATTGAATCCAGATCATTACACTCAGACACTCCTACATGAACTCTGGCATGTTTATCAGCACGTTACGGGTGTTCTTAAGGATAAGTACGGTAAGAGGCACTGGAGGGGCATAGACTACTCTCTGACGGACTATAATGATCAACCATGGGAACAACAAGCATTTCAGATGGAATCAGTTCTCTATGAAGAATATCTGGACTACTTGACAACTCTCTGATAACTCTGTACAATTACCTTTGTGGAGGTTCAAAAAACTATGATCTCAATGAAAGCTCCTAAGACTAAGAAACGCTTTGTGAATGTAGTTCCAAAGAGTTCAAAAGCAAAAAACCGTTTTATCAATCAAATGGATTCTCTTCATGCAATGGAGATTGAACAAGAAACTGACAATGAATACTTTCTAATTTCAATTAATCGTGTGTATTGCTTCTGGATTCCTAAAAATGGAAATGAACATTGGGAGATTCTGACTAAATAAAGGTGCTCTAATAAGGTCGCACTTTTAGAGAAGGGCAGAGAAATCTGCCCTATTTTATTATAAATATTATTGCGACCTTAATTTAGAAGCAGATGGAATACTACACTTACGCATATTTGCGTGAAGACAGAACTCCTTATTATATTGGAAAGGGAAGTGGATTTAGAATGTATGATGATAGAGGAAAGTCTTGTTATAAACCAATTGATAAAAATAGAATCATAATACTTAAATATTTTGATATAGAATTTGATGCGTTTAAGCACGAAATGTATATGATTTCTGTTTTCGGTAGAAAAGATTTAGGAACTGGTATTCTTCATAATAGAACTGATGGTGGTGATGGATGTAATAGAGTAATCACAGAAGAAACTAGAGCAAAAATGAGTGAGTCTCAAAAAGGAAAAAAACTCACAGAAGAACATAAGAGAAAGATTAGTGAATCTGGTAAAGGAAGAAAAGTTAATGATGAAAGTAGAAAAAAATATTCTGATGCAGCAAAGAAAAGGTGGAGTAAAGACAATGATTGTAGAAGGGAAAAATTAATACAAAGAAATAAAAGTGATGAAAATATAAAAAAAGTAAGTTATACACAAAAAAATAAATGGGAAAGCAAAAGTGATTTGGAAAAAGAAAAAATTATTAAAAATTTAATCGATAGAAATAAAAGTCAAGAACAAAGAAAAAAATTGAGTGATGCAAATAAAAAATGGTGGAATCAATTAAACGAATCTATAGATGAAAGAAAAAGAAAACTTATAGAAAAAAATAAGTCATATAAGGGAATGTTATTTTGGAACGATGGACAAAACCAAATTAGGAGTGTAGAATGTCCTGGTACAAATTGGAAAAGAGGGAGACTAAAGAAGAGTGATTTCTGAGGTTATTCTTATTGCACAATTAACCTGCGGTACGACAACGTACTATGGGTTAAATGATAATACTCATGGACAAACTACTGCAAATGGAGAACGATTTAATGCTTATATGTGGACAGCAGCACATCCTTATCTACCCATGGGCACAAGGATTAGGGTTACAAACCAAGACAATGGTAAACAAGTCATCGTAAGAGTAAATGACAGGGGACCATATTCACACGCTGATTTGGATCTTTCTTATGCTGCTTTTGCTCAAATTGCTTCTGTGAAAAAAGGAAACGCTGTTGTTTGTTGGAGGATTGTTGGATGAAAAAACTTCTGATTCTTGCTGCACTTTTGTTCTCTTCTCCTGCTTTTGCTCAAGAGACTAAAACTTATCGTCCATTTCGTTATGAAACTGCATGTGGAATTGAAAAAGATGATCAATTCTATGATGATACTTGTGTGGTAATTGAAACACGAGAATCAAATGGTGCTCTACGCACTCGTAATATCTTTTCCAATCGCTTTGGATTGACAATCAAATCACGTTTCGATAAAGAAAAAGGTTTCGTTCAGTGGGACTCTCATAATAAATTTGAATATTCTTGGTCATATAAATCTGGAGGAATTGGATGGACTATGGTAATGCCCGGATTCCTAGTAGAAAATATTTCTTGGGACTAAATAACTCTGCCTGATTAAGGTTAACTGCAATTTATCTTTTCAGGTTAAAAGAGAGGGTGACCTCTCTTTTTTAATATAAATATCTTTGCAGTTAACCTTATAATTACGATGCCTAAAGGCATAATTTACTGTGCTCATTGTATTCCAACAGGAAAAAAATATATTGGAAAAACACTTAAGTGTTTAGAGAGAAGAAAGTCCTCACACAAAAGTGCTGCAAAGTATGAAAAAAGAAATTTAAAATTTTATAATGCTATAAAAAAATATGGATGGAATTCTTTTATATGGGGAGTAATTGAAGAATGTGATGTAGAATTACTAAATGAGCAAGAAGTATTTTGGATAGACAAATATAATACCTACTATAAAGGATACAATTCTACTTTAGGAGGTGACGCAACAAATCCAACTTGCTTTAAAAAATTTAAATTTAAATCTCCTAGTGGGGAAATATTAGAAGGAGAAAATATTGCAGAATTCTGTAGAAACTATAATTTAAGTTCTTCATCAATGGGATGTGTTTTATCTGGAAAAAGAAAATCTCATAAGGGTTGGACATTACCCGAAACCAAAGTTTATGGATATGAATTAAGAACACTCAAAATTGAAAGAGAATTTACAATACAAAGTCCTGATGGTACGATTATAACTGGTAAAAATGTAACAAAATTTTGTAATCAATATAATTTAAACCCTGCTAGTATAATTAATGTTTTAAATGGAAAGTATAAATCATATAAAAAATGGAAACTTACAAAAACAAATTTAATAAGTCATAAATCTAGAATTGAAAAAATATCAAAAGAATTTGTTATTATGAGTCCCGATCAAACTATTATAAAAGAAAAAAATATTAAAGAATTTTCTAAAAAATATAATTTAATTCCTGGAGAAATATCAAGAGTTTTGTCTAAAAAAATAAAATCCCATAGAGGTTGGAAATTACCAACAATAGATACAAATCAAAACGTGAGCTGGGATTAGTCTATTAAATAGTAATCAAATACAAAAGTAAAAATGAACGAAGAATCTCAAATTGACAAGTGGAATCGTGGAGTGACTCTTTTTGAAGAAAGTGTATTGAAACCTGATTCAGAACTTCGTAACTGTGCTCATAACCAACTTTGTTTTCACGAGTTGATGGCAGTTCGTGAACAAGTTCTGCAATATCTTAAGACTCTAAGACAATGAGTTCATATACATTTTGGTTTGCTATTTTTGCTTTGTTTACCTATTTCATAGTTACGGATAATAGTGTAGCGAGGGCATTTTATATGCTAACTCAACTGGCAAAAGTACAATATGAAAAAACAAAATGGTGGATACTACATAATCCAGCAAATCCAATTGTAAAGTATTTGATATGGCGTAAGTCTATGAAACTTGCAGAAGAACTCATGAGAGAGTTTGAGGAAAAACAATGAAATATCTCATTCTCCTCTTACCTTTTATCACTCTTCCTGCAAGTGCAATTACTTGGAAAGAATTTTGGGAACCTTTTGAACCAAGAGTTTATTATAGAGAACCAGTTTGCACTGGAGTTGTGTATCGTGAGGAATATGTTCCAGGAGATAGGTGGAGACCTGGATATGTAAGATCTTGGAAAGAGAGAGTAAGAGTTCCTTGTTGGCCCAGATATTGAACTGTCACAAGACCCCTTGATTTCTGATTGAAGGGGTCTTATAGTATGTGCGTACAAATCAAGATCAATGACCTACAAAGCAAAACTCAAAGTTCAATTTGATACTGAATGGACTCCTACTTATGGTGGGTCTGGAATGTATGATGATGAAACTCTTCCTGAGGAGCATTATACTTTTGAGATTCCTTGTGAGGACATTAACACTATTCAACTGTTCCGTTTCTTTGGTACGATTGCCCGCACAATGGGACATAATGAAATTGGTATTATGAAAGGTGCTTGTTCGCTTGCATTTAATGATACGCGAAGTGAAGAGGATATGAAAAAGATTGCTTATGAGTTTGACCTTAAACTCTCTGAAGAGTATTCAAAAGAATTTGCTGAGATGCAGGATGAGATTTATGATCTGAAAGCAAAACTCTCACGTTTTGAGAATCCTGATAATCCTCAATATACTGATGAGGAAATGGATGCAATGACAGCAGAACAGTATAAGTATAACGGATGGAATGGTCTTGTTCCTGGTTCTCCTGAAGCAGTTGAAAAAAATTGTAAGTGTCCTGTAATGGATAATGAAGATATGCCTGAGGATCGTAAATGGGTAAATGGTGATTGTCCTCTTCATGGTAAAGCAAAATGAAACTTCTTCAATATGGTGTGAGAAACGATTACGGCCGAGAATACTATATGACTCTTTGTACTGGAAGGCATTATTCACTTCTTCAATTTGCGATTGATTATGGTGAGTATGGAAAATGGATTGAATTGCCTTATCTTCAAATCTCTATGGGTTATGGTAGGTTATTCTCCTTCCTATTCTCCATTGGTAGGGTAGGATTTACTTTTGATATTGCTGGTAGAAACTGGAGAGACGAACTCTTTTACTCTCAACCAAACGAAATTACTAAAGACTAAACTATGAGTTTTTCAAAGACTATTTCTGTTGTTGCTGCCCTCGCTAGTATTTTTGCTGCTGGTGCTGCTGGTTGGAAACTGGCAAATGAAAATCAATCTCAACCTGTAGATCAAACACAAGTAGAGCAAACACAAGATGTTTCTGCTTTTGAAGAAAAAATTAATGACCTTGAAAAACAACTAGAAGAAGTTAAAGAACAACCAAAACCTGTAGTAATACAACAACCTACTGTTCTTCTTCCTCCTCTTCCACCTGTCCCTGAACCTAAACCTGGAGAAATTGAATGACTTATCTTATCATCTAACTAAATAATAATATCTGTTAAGGCGGCAATCTCTACAGATAAGATTAGGTGCTCCTTGAGCACCTTTTCTATTATAAATAGTAATGCCGTCTTAATAGAATATAAATGAACTACCTTAAGGTTTATTGTAATCTTATCAGGAAAGCAGAAAATAGAACTCCTCCTGAAGGATATACAGAAAAGCATCACATATTTCCTAAAAGTATTTTTGATAAAAATAATAGAGTTGTTGTTCTTACTCCAAGGGAACATTATATTGCTCATGCACTGCTTGAAAAGATTTGTATCAAAAGATATGGAATTGATAATGAAAGAACAAGAAAAATGACATATTCTCATTTTATGATGAAAATTGGAAAGGATGGGATTCATAAAAGATATTATAATTCTTTTTTATATGAAAATTTAAAAAATAGGTGGAGAGAATCATTATCTGGAAAGAATAATCCATTTTATGGTAAAAAACACACTGAAGAAATGGTAAAATTTTTTAGTGAAAGCCAAAAAGGTGAAAATCACCATAATTATGGTAAATCTCTTTCTGCGGAACATAGAAAAAAGATTTCTGATGCTCATAGAGGAAAGAGAAAACCAATGCTAACTGATGAACATAAGGAAAAACTTAGACAATCAAGCACTGGAAGAAAACATACTGAAGAAACAAAATTAAAAATGAGTTTATTGAAATCCGGAGAAAATAATCATAACTATGGCAAAGAATTGACTCTAGAGTGTAAAAGAAAATTGAGTGAAAATATGAGAAATAAAAAATGGTGGAATAATGGAAAAATATGCGTAAGAAGTGAAAAATGTCCCGGTAGTGGTTGGATTCATGGTCGCAAATTAATATGTGACACTTGACGAACTGCCACACACCTACTTGATTTTATTTTGTGTTTTTGGTATTATGATATTGTAAAAAATGGAGGAAGAACTATTTCTGGCGGGCATTTCAACGATTGTGGTTATGAATACTACAAAGTATCCCAGTTTGCTGATGAGATGGAAGCAGAAATCCAAAACAACGGCAGAGAAGGATCTAAAGAAGACGATTATGAATGGTATCCTAATCACGAACCAGAAGTGATTGAATATCTGAAAGAACAACTTCCCAAGATGCGTAAGATGGCAGAGATCATGAGACATATTGACTATTTGTATAGTGGCGATCACGGTGATGACAGTTTCATGGAGCGTGTGA